CCATCTTCATCCTCATCATAAAACATAAATGTTGAACTTATAATCATATAGCCAAAAGGGAAAGCTAAAGGAGGCATTTGGTCTGTAAATATTCTAGGTTCTGATAAACCCTCTTCTAGTAATATATCGTCACCTAACTCATCTACATCTTCTAGTGAGTTAAATACTATATCAGCAAATTGTTTATTTATTGACATTATCCTCCTAGTCCTTGTAGTAATTGTTGTATGCCTGGTGGAGGACCCTGTGGTGGTAGGGAACCTCCTCCAAGCAATTCTTGTTCAGCCACTGGTATTTCAGGTTCCTCTGCAGTAAAGAACTTATCCAAGATATTTTGCATATCATCTGGATTTTTTCTTATCTGCACAACAGCCATTGTTGCTTTAGGGTCACCTTGTTGTGCTTGAGCCAATAGTGTATCAAACAATACACTGTCTGCTTTTTCTTTTGTAATTCTATCGTTTACTCGTACTAAATTATCTAGTCCATCTAAATTTTCTTGTAAAGTTTGTTTATCAATAATACCTGCTTGTAATAGCTGTAAACCTGTAACAATCTTTTGTGGTTCATCATAACCAGCCATAGCACCATAAACTCTTCTAGTTTTATACGAGCCCATAATGTCACTTGTAGGATTATATTTTTCTGAATAAAACTGATTGTCATAATATCCTGATAAATCTTTTGATTGACCACCATACATTTTTTCATCCCACTCAAGTCTTTTTGCATCTATCATTTCTATAGCATCAGACATTACTGTATGATATTCTCTAATCATCAATGACATAGAAGCACCTAGTTCTTCTAATCCTCTACCTGTTGCAAAGCTAAGTGGACTTTGTGAATCATCAGTTACAGGATAAGAACCACCTACACGTAGTTGTCTTTCTATTCTGTCTATTTGTTGAAATATTTGATAAGGTACATTTGATGCTGGTTTAGATACTTGTGTACCAGGGGCTAGATAGTTTACAGCAAACCTACCTTTACGATACTGTCCTGATTCTATCTCACCTGATATGTTTGTTTCTGTAAAGACTGCATCTTCCATAGCTATTATTGACATAACATTTATTTTTGCCATAGAAGCCATTAGTCCTATGATTTGGTCATACTGACCTTGTAATCTGTCAAAAGCAAACTTCTTTGCAACTACAAAAGATGGACCACTATCTAATGGATTAGGTATAAAATCAAGAATAGTTCCAGAGGTCATATGATATATATACGTACCTTCTTCATTGTAATATTCTGCAATTAGGTCACCCTCACCATTTGAGTTAGCCCAACTTCCGTTGTAACTATCTGTGTATGCAGAAGCATAAGCATTACCAATACCTAATGTATTTGCTTGATAAAAGTCTTTACTGTTTATTTTGTCAGCAGATTTTGGATATGCTTTTGACAAAGCAGTTTTTGGAACTCTTCGTACAATAGCCATTTCTTTTGGTTGTTGGTCTGCACCGTAATATCCAGGAAAGCAGTTGTATGGGTCACGGAGTTCTGCACAAGGATATGGTGTGCCATTTGCATCTTTCATTTCTCTAATTACCCATACAGCAAAACCATAACCAGGTAACCATCTACCAACTTGTGGCATTTGTAAATCTAATTTTTGTGTGTCATCATACGCAGTTACAATACGTGCTATCTTTTCTGCTTTTTTTCTTGCTCTATCAGAATCTTTACCATTAGGTACATCTACTTTTAGATTAGGAATACGTCCTATTTTTTGTGCAAGATGTTCTAAACCTGACATCATAAGGTTAGGTACAGGTATTTGATAGTCTTGAAAACCTTTTATCTGGTCACCTAGTAATGCTAATAAACCATCTGGTCCACCATTCATTATTGCACGAATACGTCCTCTAGTAGAATATGCACTCTGATTGTCATAGTGTAACTGTGTTATCTGATATTGTATCTCTTCAGGTGTCATCCTATCTCCACGGACTTTCGTTCATATCGCTTAAATTCCATTCTCCAAAACTAGGTTCATAATCTAATCCTACCTCAGCTAATCGTTCTTTTCCTAGTCTTCTTATAACTTTTATTGGAAACCAACTAGCCATAACGACATCTGATTTATAGTTTTTTGCTTTACTAGCCTTACTAGCAGCACTTGAAAAATAAATTAGTTGCCTACGATATATATTACTCTTTGTTTCGCTTTCTGCACTACCATAAGGTAAGTTAATTAGCTTTTGCTCAAATAACTGTTGCATACTTCCAACACCGTAAATAGGGTCAAATTTATTTTTTTGTGTCTGATGTCCCTCTAAATGTATACCCATACGTGCAGAGTATTCTTTTATCTCTCTATCTTGTCGTATAGCTTTTTGAAATCCGTTTTCTTCTATAACCCAATGTGCAAGTTTGTACTTTTCATACCATTTCTTTATAGATTTTTTTGCCTGTGCAACTCCTCCACCTTCTTCGTTTTCTATATCTACAAGATACATCATTCCTGATTCAGGATTTACAGCCCACAAAAAACAAGCCTGAAAACCTGTAGATGCTGGGTCAAGTCCTGCGACTAGGTATGTCCCTGCAGGTACTTGCCCAACAACTCTATTGACATCTCTACACTGGTCAATATCTTCTGAATTAAACATTGTTATGCCTTCTACAAATGCTTTGTTAAGATATACCATTTCGTATATTGCTCTACCACCTGTAGTATCTGCATTATTTTTTTGTGACATAAGCCATTTGTATGTACGTTTGTTTTTCCATAACATACAATCTGTATGTTTATCTGTTTCTGTTTCTGGCAAAACACAATCTGTTTTGTGTGCTTCTTCTACAATATGTTCAAACTCTGGGTTTTCTAAAAGAAAGTTATACAAATCTTCTGGATGTTGTCTTGAGCCTATGACTACAACACCAGTATGTTCCTCTTTACGAGATGACAAAGTAGTTGTCCACCATTGTCTAGTTTGTTCTCTAGCACTAGGTTGTATTGTTGTACCGTGGTCCTCTATGTCGTCTGCAATAATCAAATCACAGTCACGAGAAAGTATCTTACCACCTTTACCTACAGCTACCATTGTCGGTGACTTTATACCAGTTATGGTTCTTGTACCTACAGTAAACTGTCCTGATGACCAAGACTTACCTGAACGTACCTTTGGTTGAAATTTTATACCAGGTCCGTTTATGTCTTCGTTCAATGCTTCGTTGTTTTCTAAATGGTCTAACACACCACCTACTGCATTCTTTGCAATATCTTCGTTACCACCTACCCACATAATTCTTATGTTTGGATTTTTACATATCTGCCATACAGCAAAATGTATAAGTAAGTCTGTCTTACCGTGACGAGGAGGTGACAATATCATTTGTTGTTTGCCGTGTTTTATTGCATCAACAATAGAGTTAATCCATTTTTCGTGAAAGTCTGCAGTTTCATACAACTCTCCTGTTTCTGTTTTAAAATATTTATCTCTGAACTTTTTAAAATCTTCTAAGGACTTTACGGTAGCTTGTGCAATCTTCCAATCTGATTGTGCTTCATAATTCTTTTTATCTTCTAAGTATGCAGCATACATTTTAGTTACGACACTTCTTGATACTTTTAGTGCATATGCAACTTGTTGATGTGTAAGTCTATTGTCTTCTAATTTAGCTGCGTAGTTTTCTACAAAATTTTTGTATTCTGGTCCACGTGATGTAGATTTTATTACAGGTTCTTCTATCTCTATTGTTTCTTTTTTATTACGTTTGTATGCAGTGCTTCTTTGACATTTGACACTACAAAACTTTTGTCTGCTTTTAGGTATAAAAGTTTTTCTGCATCCAGTCGCACCACAAGTTTTACGAGCAGACATTATTTCTTTTTCTTTTTTTTCTTGTCAGCTACCCTTGATTTTTGAACTTTCTTGATGTTTACTTTTTTACCAGCTTTATATTTTTTAGCTGTACGTTTTATTTCTGCAGCACGTTTTCTAGCTGCTGAATCAGATAGACCTGCTAAATACTTAGCTGGTACACCAAACCTATAAGGTTGTTTTCTTTTAGACACTACTTCTTTTTCTTTTTCTTTTTGCCACGCAAGTCATCATCTTGTGAGTGACCTCGTTTTATAAAAGAGTTTACTCTACCCATAGCCCAAGCACCCATACTTGTACCTGGTCTTGAACCAGAACTCATATAAGCAGCTTGACCTCTTCTGTAAACTTTTGCCAAGGTGCTATAAGATATACCACTTGACTTTGCTTTTTTCTGTAGTGCTGTTTTTGCACTTTGTGGGATAGCCATTATTTTTTTATCTTCTTTATCTTTCCGTTTTGCGTTCTTGCAAACTTATGTGTTTTAGTTTCTCTAATAAGAGTACCATAGTATCTTTTGCCACCAAACATCCAACTTACTCTTTTAGCCATTACTTACCTACGTTTTTTTGTGCTCGTTTGTGAGCCTGTGTAAATGTTGCACCACGTTTCATAGAGTTAAGCATATACTGCATATGTTTCTTTGTGTGATGTTGGCTATGTCTTTTCATACTGTCTTGTTGTCTTTTTGTAAGACTAGACATATCTATACCTTTAATTTTCATTTCTTTTTCTTTTTTCTTAATGCTGCAAAGTCTGCTGCAGTAATTTTATTTCTAGGTGGTGCTATTCTTGCAATCTTCATTTGCTTTTTAGAATAACCTTTCTTACCTTTTGGCATAACTCTCCTTTACCATTCTCTGCAAGACCAATATCTTGCAGTTGTTTTATCTTTGGCTGTACTACATTTGTGCCTAGCACGGAACGAAGCTCTAGCTTTAGGATTGTTTTTCCTAATAGGCATATTAGGGTCACCGAACATAATCTTTTTGACTTTGCCATTTTTCATAACAAAAACCTTTTTAGATTTTCTTCCGTAACCTGGTTCGCCTTTTCTAATAGCCGTAGGACTATTTAGCTTAACTTTCATTCCTTGGTATTCAGCCAATGTCGTTACATCCTTTTTTTCTTTTTCTTTTTCTTCTTGCCTGTGTGATATGGCATTGTTTCTCCTAACTATACTATATTGTATGAGTGATTATATAACAGGGAAAAAATATCCTAATCATAAACCCTCTACTTCATATAGTAG